CTATGCTATTTGGGTAGATCGTACAGATCATTTGCCTACTGAAGATCCTAGTTCAATGAGTATTGAACAATGGATGTGTGATTACACTATTGATAACAATGGTTCGCTAGAACGTTTAGAAAGAAATGTAGATATTCTTATTAAGACAATATTTAAAAATCAGGGCGTAAATCACCCTGCTTCCACCGCCCGTCGGCTTTCTGAATTAATCGCTGACAGTTTGCACAAATAGTTTTTAAATTATTAGGACGACAGTTGTTTAAATCACCGTCTATATGAAACACATTAAATTGTTCTTCGTGTTTTGATTTAAATCCACACTTTTCACATTGTGTTTTCTTTTCATATCCTCTTTGTTGCCATTTAGGAATTCCGTGTCCTATACCATTACGCAAACAAGTTTCGCAGAGCTTACGATAGTAGGTTCTGTTTCCTTTTTTATAATTAATAGCAGCAGGCCGCTGCCCGCACTTGCATAAAGGTCTCATATTGTATTTAGCTCACCTTTTCGGTCCCTTTTTTCGGTGTTTTACAGGGTGGTTTTCTTTTTAATATACTAAATACAAGCATAGTACAAACTTTACTATCTTTTAGGAGAAAGAATATGGCATTAGTATCACCAGGCGTAGAAGTCAAAGTAATTGACGAATCATTCTACACCCCAGCAGCGGCTGGTACTGTACCTATGATCTTTGTGGCATCCGCTGAAAACAAAACTTCGAGCAGTGGCGCAGGAACAGCGGTAGGTACATTAAAAGCAAACGCTGGTAAACCTTACTTAATCACCAGTCAGCGAGAGCTTGGTGAAACATTTGGCGACCCATTATTTTATTCCGACAACAACGGAAATATGATACACGGTGGCGAATTAAACGAATACGGTCTACAAACTGCATACTCATTACTTGGCGTAACAAACCGTGTATATGTATGTAGAGCAGACTTAGACTTAGGAAAATTAACAGCAAGTGCAACTGCACCAGGCGGCGAACCATCAGATGGTGCATATTGGTTTGACACACAAGTAACAGATTTTGGTGTACTTGAGTGGAACGGCGCAGGATTAACTACAGCAGGCGGCCAGAGCTTTAACGGAGCTCAACCAATTGTTATTACTGAAGTAAGTGACGTAACTGGTTCTATTACAGCGCCGGGCGCACCAAAAACATCAGTTGGCGCTATCGGAGAATATGCAATAGTTGCTATTACTACATTAAATACATTGTGGTATAAAAACTCAACAGGTGCATGGGTAGAAGTCGGTAGCGATGATTGGAGAGCAAGCTGGGCATCAATTACAAGTTCTGCAGGAAATCCAGCAGTTAACTCGAGCGGAACAGATTCAATTTCAATTGATGGATCTGCACCAATTGCACTAAATGGAGCTACTGTAACAACAACTGCACAAGATATTAACGCAGCAGCAGTTTCAGGTGTTACAGCATCGGTCAACGAAGCAGGAGCATTAGAAATTTTTACTTCTAATGACACTATTACTATTGCTAATGGCTCAGGCACACCATTGACTGATCTAGGAATTACAGCAGCTACGTATGCATCACCAACAGTTGCAATTGCACCTCATACGCAAGTACCAGAATTTAAATCAATTGACACTACTCCACGTCCAACAGGTTCTATTTGGTTAAAAACTACTGAACCAAACGGTGGCGCAAACTTCCGTATTAAAGTTTATAATGGAGATACTCAATTATGGGATACTGCTACTGCACCTTTATATACATCTAATGAAAGTGCAATTTACAACTTAGATAGATCAGGTGGCGGACAAAATCTAGCAACAGGAGACATTTATGTAAAAGTAAATGTCGAAGGCGACACCCAAACTTTAGCAAATTGGAAAATTTATCGTCGTAAAACTGTAGGTGCAACTACAATTATTTCACCAAAGTTTACTGCAGGTTCAGTAGCACAAGGAAATAACGTTTCATTTACAATAGACGAAACTAAAGTTAACAGCGCATCATATACAGGTTCACCTAAAACTGTAACATTTGTAGGAACAGGTGCATCAGGAGACGCTGATTTAATGGCAGGCGCAATTAACGCAGCAGGAATGACTAACGTTATTGCAAGTGTTGATAGCTTAAACAGAGTTGTCATTAGCCACAAACTAGGCGGCGAAATTAAAATTGTAGATACAAGTGGTGATTTTACATCAGCAGGTTTTGCACCTTATGATTCAAGTGATCCTAGTACAACTGCAAATCTTTATTATGCACCAGGAACTGGCGCTGGCACAAGCCCAGCACAATATGTTGCAACTAACTGGCAAGTTCTAAGCTATACAGCAAGCGATGACGAGCCACTAGAGCTTACAGCAGACGGAGAACTATGGTATAGTTCAGTTGTAGACGAAGTTGATATTATGATTCACAATGGTGATGACTGGGTAGGATATAAGAACTATAGTGGTCCTTATAACAATACTAATGACAACGGTCCACAAGTTTCTGCAAGTGCTCCAACTGTTCAAGACAACGGTGATCCGTTAGTTGACGGCGATCTTTGGATTGATACTTCAGATTTAGAAGAGTTTCCAAATGTTTATCGTTGGAATGGAACTTTAGATGAGTGGATACTTGTTGATAAAACAGACCAAACTACTGAAAACGGTATCTTATTTGCAGATGCACGTTGGTCAGATGCAGGTTCAAACAGCGATGCAGCTGATATTTCCGAGCTACTAACAAGTAACTACAAAGATCCAGATGCTCCAGATCCAGCACTATATCCAAAAGGTATGTTGCTATGGAACCTACGTAGAAGCGGCTTTAATGTCAAGCGTTTTGAGCGTAACTACATTGATGTAGCAGGTGACAACATTAGATTCCCTGTAACAACAAACCTTGGTGTTGATACATATGATTTTGCGGCAGGCGCAGATCAATCAATGGATGGATATTATCCACACCGTTGGGTTACTGATTCAGGTAATAACGAAGATGGGTCAGGTACATTTGGACGTCATGCACAACGTAAGTCAGTAGTACAAGCACTACAAGCTGAAGTTAACAGCAACCAAGATGTACGTGACGAAGAATCACGTCAGTTTAACTTGATTGCAACTCCAGGTTATCCAGAACTAATTGGTGAAATGATTACACTAAACTATGACAGACGTTTAACAGCATTTGTTGTAGGTGATTCACCAGCTAGACTAACACCAGATGCAACTTCACTAAACGAATGGGCATCTAACGTAAGACTAGCAGTTGAAGATAACGACAACGGCGCAGTTAGCTTCGATGAGTACATGGGCATGTATTATCCATGGGGCTTCACAAGTGACAATGCAGGTAACAACGTTGTTGTTCCTCCAAGTCATATGGCACTACGTACACTAGTACTAAATGACCAAGTGGCATTCCCCTGGTTTGCACCAGCAGGTACAAGACGTGGCGGTGTTACAAACGCAACAGCTTCTGGTTACATTAACTCAGAAGGCGAATTTGTTTCAGTAGCACTAAACACTGGACAGCGTGATACACTATACAGCAACAACATTAACCCAATCACATTTATTAGTGGTGCAGGTTTAGTTGTGTTTGGTCAGAAGACTCGTGCAAGAAATGCTTCTGCACTAGATCGTATTAACGTAGCACGTCTAGTTGTTTACATGCGTGGCCAGCTAGAGAAATTGGCAAGACCATATCTATTTGAGCCAAACGATAAGATCACACGTGATCAAATCAAAGCGGCAGCTGATGCGTTCTGTTTAGAACTAGTTAGCTTAAGAGCTTTATATGACTACCTAGTTGTATGTGATGAATCAAACAACACACCAGCTAGAATAGACCGTAACGAGCTATATCTAGATATTGCTATTGAGCCAGTTAAAGCAATTGAATTTATTTACATTCCATTGCGTATTAAGAACACTGGTGAGATTGCTGCACTAGGCTAAAAATAGAGGCCCCTCAGCAATGGGGGGCCAATTGGATAAATACATATAACGTATTAGGAGAATAGAATGCCAATTACAACACTACAGAACATATCAATCCCAACAGAGGGATCAGGTTCTAACAGTTCGCTATTAATGCCAAAACTGCAATACCGCTTTAGAGTATTGCTCGACGGCTTTGGTACAACTGGTGGACCAGACGGTGTAAGAGAAATTTCAAGACAAGTTGTAGACGTAACTCGTCCAAACTTGAGTTTTGAACAAATTACTATTGATGCATACAACAGTAGATCATATCTAGCTGGTAAGCATACATGGGAACCAATTACATTAACACTAAGAGAAGATGCAAACAACAACGTACAAAAAATTGTTGGTCAGCAACTTCAAAGACAGTTTGACTTCTTTGAGCAAGCAAGTGCTGTTGCTGGTGGTACATATAAATTCCAAACTAGAATTGAAATACTAGACGGTGGAAACGGTAATGCTGGCGGTGCGCAAGTACTAGACAGATTCCATTTAGTAGGATGCTACGTTGAATCAGCAAACTACAATACACTAGCATATGCAACAAACGATCCTGTAACTGTAGCACTAACTATTCGTTACGACAACGCTATCCAATACGGAGCAGACGGCGATGGCGAAAACGGTATTGGTGAAATTACTACTAGAGCAACACAAGGCGCTTCAGGTGGTACACAAGTTACTGGTGGTACTAACTTCGTTTAATCTAAAGATTAAACTGTCATTCTATTCAAGCGGGGATCTTACACGGTCCCCGCTTTTTTATTATATACGCAGTTATATTACGAGATAAATATTACTATGAGTATAGTAGATCCGTATTTAATTAACAGTAATAGTGACTTGCATTTGCGAGATGCAAGGCATGCACATCAGTTATACACACAACATAACTTTGCTTTAGCTCCAAAGATGAAGTTCTTATACCATGTGGTATTTGAATACAGTGCTCCGCTTGGCTTTATTCCTAATAGTGACCAGTTTCGAAAAGAGTTAGGTGTTCTTGCAAATGAAGTATCGTTGCCTTCTTATAGACTTGATGTTGATACTAAACATCAATATAATAGAAAAAAGAATGTTCAAACTGGTATTAACTATGATGAAGTAACATTTGGATTTATTGATGATAATACCGGTATAACTAGAGCGTTAATGGAAGAATATTATAGATTTTATTTTAGAGATGGCGGCAAACATGAAAACGGATCACCGCTTGATTTTGATGCTAGAGATAAGTTTAAACTAAATGTTCCTCGTTACGGAATGGATAATCTTGATGGTAAAGAAGTACCATTTTTTAAAACTATAAGATTATACCAACTTGCTAGACACAAATGGGTGTCATATACTCTTGTAAATCCGTTAGTAACATCATTTAAACACGATGATTTGTCATATCAAGATGGTGCAGATATTACTATGAATACTATGAATATAGCATATGAAGCTGTAATGTATGATTCAGGAGATATCAATCCAGGTGGTAATCCGCCAGGATTTACAAGCGAAGAAACACGTTATGATAATGTGTTTAGTCCATTACAAACTAGTGGAGGTGGTGGAGGTGGCGGCGGAGGCCAGGGCGCCGGCGGCGGATTGCCGTCTATTATTAAGGGGCTAACCAATCCGTTTCTTAATGAAACGCTACCAAGTATTTTTAGTAATACAAGTTCTCGTGCTGGAGATCCTTTAGGAACTTTAAATAATATAGTTAATTTTAGTCGCAATCCTACTATAGGAGGATTGCAGCAATTAGTATTTCCTAAAACAAATACACGATCAAATAGTACGTTAACAAACTTATTAGACAGATCGGTTAGAAATTTAGATGGCGATACAATTAGAGGAACTTTAACTTCTAATAGGTCTGCATTAAATTCTACAGTAAGAAGATCACTAGCAACAGGAGCATATAATTCAGATTGGAATAGTTCAAATTTTGGTCAGTTTAATAATTTGCCTAGAACTGCACAATCTGCAATAGAAAACGAAATTGTAGAACGAGCATCTAACGGTGACAAAAAAATACAGCAAATTGCAAGCCAAGTAATAAGTTCAATTAGAGGTAGAGTAGTATAATGTCAACAATACTTAATGATTATATAGATACATCAAATGATACTGCAAAGTTTTTTAATAGATTTTATCAAGAAGATATATTTTATAAACCTAGTGAAGTAGATGCTGTTATAGGTTACTTTTTAAAAAGAGGATTTGGTGAAGTTTCAGCTGTTAACACTGCATCTGTTATACTACAACAAGCAGCAAAGGATAAACTTCCTGCATACGAATTGCTTGATACATTAAAAGGAATTACAGATGTACAATTAAGTAATGTGGTTGCACAAATTCTTAATTTAGATCGCTCAAACTGTAGTACTATTGGTTATAGGATTGCTGCAGGGAAAGAATTATTTGATCAACGTAATATCATAGTATAATGGGACGTTTTGCACAAGGTAAATTCAATCTAAAAAACCCTGAAAAATATGTAGGTAATAGAACCCCTACATACCGTAGCGGATGGGAATTTACTTTTATGAAATTTTGTGACGAACATCCTAGTGTTAGTCAGTGGGCTAGTGAAGCAATAAAAATACCTTACCGTAATCCTTTAACTGGTAGACACACTATCTATGTTCCAGATTTTTTTATTGTTTATTCAGATAGAGGTGGTAGACAACGTGTTGAACTTATTGAAGTAAAACCTAAAAATCAAGCACTTAAAGAAAAACTAGGACGTTCAAGAGCTAAC